TGGCATCGGCATTGGTTCCGCCGATGTCGCCGAGCCCGTGATCGCCGTTGGCGATGACACCGGGCGGGCCGAGCTGTACCACGAGGAGACGGCGTGGAAGTACGCGCTCTCCGCCATGATCCAGGCTGTGCTGCTGGCCGAGCTCCGCATGCCCGCCGAGCGGCTGCGGGAGTGGGTGAACAACTACACCTACACCAAGGACGGTGGGAAGCGCTGCAACAGGACCGAGTTCCACAGCGCCATCACCACCGCCCTGGACGAGTCCAACTTCCGGACGCCCATCCACCAGGTCATCGTGAAGGCGCGCGAAGAGCTGCGCATCCGGTTGGGGGTCTGATGATTGTCGTCACGGCTGATAGCCACCTGCACCTGTTCTCCGGCAGCCCCGTCCTCGCGGACGGGTCGAACGCCAGGTTGGCTGACGCCGTGGCGGCGTTGGACGCCGTGCTCGCGACCGCGGTGGAGCAGAAGGCCAAGGCCATCGTGCACCTTGGGGACCTGTTCCACGACCGGAAGGGGGTCCCGCCCGAGGTGATCCACCGCGCCGGCGAGTGGCTGGACCGGGTGCACGCGGCCAAGATCGAGCTCCACCTGCTGGTGGGGAACCACGACATGTCCCTGGATGCTGGGACCCACGCTTTGCGAGGATTCAAGGGGAGGGCCATCCTGCACGACAGGGTGGAGACCGTGGAGATCCTGGGAGCGCGTTGCGGGTTCATACCATACATGGAGGACCCGAAGGCGGTGGCAGCCGCGACCACGCACCTGCGGGTGCAGAGGTGCGAGTACCTGTTCGCGCACCTCGGGTTGGGTGATCCCAAGTATGCGAACTGCGTCCCCGTGGAGTACGAGGTGCCAGGGCGCATCTCCCTGGACGATCTTCGCCCCGACGACTTCTCCCACATCTTCCTCGGGCACTACCACCTCCACCAGCGCCTCACGAAGTCCGTGCAGTATGTCGGCAGCCCCCTGCAGCTCTCGTTCGGAGAAGCCGACCACCCGAAGGGTTGGACCGTGCTGGATGAGGCCAAGGGCACCGTCCGCTGCATCGCCAATGAGAGCAGCCCCAAGTACCACATCGTCTATGACGCCAAGTCGGTCGAGGGGATTCCCGACACCGACTTCGTGTGGGTGAAGGCCAGCGATCGTACCCAGGAGCTTGCCGCCCAGGCGCTCGCCCGGCCCAACACGCGCATCGACCGGGCCGTGGTGCAGAGCGCGCCGGCGCGGATAGATCCCTCTTCCAAGGGGGCGGCCCTTCTGAGAGCATACGTCCGAGCCGTCAAACCCGACGCGCTGGAACACGAGATCGAGGAGCTGGTGGCTGAGGGCCTGCGGCTCAAGGGAGGCACATGAAAGACGATTCCGCTTCCGAGGTCGTGAAGATCGACCTCGATGAAGCCGTCAAGAAACTGGCTGTCCAGGATGGCGTTCAGGACGCCTCCGAGCTGGCCAAGGTCGTTGGCGTGAAGCGCTACGATCAGTACGCCGCCCAGGTGCGGTCCTACTACGCTGGGTACGACCAGGGGTATGCGGCCGGCATCGCCATGATGGGGCGCCCCCTGCGCAAGTACGTCCTCCAGGTGGCCGCCGCCATGGCTATCATCGGGGGCCTGGTGGGGTTCACGGTGGCGTTCTACTTCAAGATCCACATCTGAAACGGCGGTTCACATGAAGTGGCGTGTCCTGTGGGTCGAGGCTGAGGACTTCCTTTGCTTCAAGAAGCTCCGGCTGGAGCTGGTCGGGAGGCCCAACCTGGTCCTGATCGTCGGCAACCGTGGCCCCGGCAAGTCGAACGGGTCTGGGAAGTCCGCCGTGCTGGAGGCGATCACCTACGCGTTGTACGGGAGGACCGTCAGGAAGCTCCCCGCCGGGGGTGAGATCCACCGGCACTCCAAAGCGTGCGTGGTGCGCGCCTGCGTGAGGTTCCAGGACGGCAAGGAGGTCGTCGTCGAGAGGGGCAGGAGCACCAGTGGGCCCTTCTGTCGCGTGTCCGGGTTGGACCAGCGGGCACTGGCATCTGGTGCCCAGCCCGTGCTGGATGCGATGCTGGGTGACTACACGCTGTTCACCTCCACCGCGATGTTCACCGGGGATGCCGCCTCCTTCTGCCGCAAGACCGACTCCGGCCGGAAGGACCTGCTGGAGCAGATGCTCGGGGTTCGGGACTACGAGGAGGCTTCCGAGAGGGCGCTCATCGAATTGAACGCCGCCAACGCTCTGGTGGCCGAGGAGACCAACAACGTGGCCTTCCAGACGAGGGTCATCGAGGACCTGTCCGAACAGAGGGCCACGGTGGCGCTCGAGGCGTTGTCCTCGAGGGCGCGCCTGCTCGCCGACCTCAAAGCCCGGGTCGCCGATGCCAAGTCGTACTCCACGGCCGCCCACCAGGCCGCCACCGCGGTCGCCGACTGGATCAAGCAGGCTGCCGTCGAGCACGCCAAGGCTGCCGACGATCGCGCCGCCGCCGAGGAAGCGCAGGCCGCTGTCCAGGTGAAGCTGGACGCCCTGACCGCTGAGGCCGCTGCCGTCTCCGCATCGTTGACCAACACCGCGGCCAAGGTGAAGGAGCTCGTGGCGCAGATAGAGGACATCGAGTCCGGCAAGCACGCCGAGGTGTGCCCCACGTGCGGCCAGCGGTGGCCACAGGACGGGGACCCCGCCGAGGTGGCCAAGATCGTCAAGGCGCACAACGCCGCCATCTTCAAGTTGAAGCGGGAGGCGGAGCCCCTGCGCGCCCGCGAGGCCGAGATCAACGCCGAGCTGGTCGACCTGCGCAGGGACCGGCAGCTGGCCATCAATGCCGCCAAGGCGGCCGTGGCCAAGCTCGACCAGGGGCAGCTCCGCACCCTGCTGGCCGAGTCCGCCGAAGCTGAGGTCCGGCTGGAGGAGGCCCACCGCCTGGTGGACGCCGCATCCCGCCGCGTGACCGAGGAGCCGGAGGCCGATCCCCGGTTGTCCGATTTGGACCGGCGTCTGGAGGCCGCTAGGGCCGATTCTAGGCAGGCAAATGGCCGGTTGAGGGTCCAACAGGGGTTGGCCTTCCGTTTGGCCTTCTGGAGGAAGGGCTTCGGCCGCACTGGGCTCCCCAGCTACCTCATGGACGACTCCATCCCCGGCATGAACTCCGTGGTGGCGGAAGTGGCCTCCTCGCTGACCGACGGCGAGTTGTCGGTGACCTTCGACCCGGGGGCCATGAAGGGCTCCGGGAGCGTGTTCGCCGTGATCGTGGACTACGCTGCCGGCGGCGCGAGCTTCGATGCCGCCTCCAAGGGGGAGCGCACCAGGGTGGATGTGGCCGTCCTCTTCGCCCTGAGGGACGTGGCCGCGCGGTCCGGCGGGGCTGAATGCGAGCAGATGTTCCTGGACGAGGTCATGGACGGAGCCGACCCGCACTTCACGCAGTGCTTCATCCGCCTCCTGCGGACTCGTTACAAGGCCCACCAGGTGGTGATGATCTCCCATGACCCAGGGGTGGCGTCCCTGGTGGACCAGACCGTCACGGTCAAGAAGAAGGGCGCCGTCGCCACCTTGATGTAGCGCCGGCATTGGGTAACGTGTCGACCCATGGTGGTCGTCGGTATTGACCCTGGGGTCTCCCCCGCTGTCGCTTTCCTCAACGGCAAGAAGGCCACGGCCGGTCGCATAACGCAGGTCGGGCACGTGTTCTCCGAGGCGATGCTGTTCGATACCCTCCGCAGTGCCCCCGTCACCCACGCCGTGGTGGAGCTGGTCGGACCCATGGCCGGACAGGGACTTGCATCGACGGCGCACTTCATGACCGCCTGGGGGCTGATCCGCGGGATGCTGGTCGGCCTCGAGATCCCGTACACGATGGTCACCCCGCAGGTCTGGAAGCGGGACCTGGCGTTGTCCACCGACGTCGAGGACCCCGCCGACCGGAAGGTGGCACAGAAGGCGGCCGCCGTGGCGTTCGTGGCGAAGAACTACCCCCGCCTGCAGCTGGTGCGCAAGGGCTGCAGGACCCCCGATCACAACATCGCCGAGGCCGTGTGCCTCGCACACTGGTGGAAGCTCCATGGCCAAGCGTGAACCGCCGGTTCAGGGGATCACCCCCGTCGACGACCCCTCCCTGCTGCTGGACGGTCCCCTGACCAGCGAGGAGATGGAGCTCTGCCAGAACGTCGTGGTGTTCGGCCTCGAGTACCTGAGGACCGCCAAGGGGTGGCGCCCGGACCAGTCCGAGAAGTTCCTCAAGCGGTATGCCGTCCGCCAGCAGATAGAGACCCTCCAGCGCCAGTATGTGGACCGCACCGGCATCCAGGAGCGCACCCAGTTCTTCGCCCAGCTGAAGATCAACGCCATGGTGCCGGCAGCCATCAATACGATGGCCAAGATGCTCCGCGGCGCCTACACCGACCCCACCACCGGGCAGCCCGTGGTCCCGCCGTCCAAGGGGCAGTTCGCGGCCGCGCTGGAGGTCCTGGACAGGGCCAACATCCAGGGCAGCAAGTGGGGTGGCAACGATAGCGTCCCCGCCATCGATGCGCGCTCCGTGCAGATCGCCCTCGGCAGCGCCTCCGACCCCATGCACGGCCTCAACGGGGAGTCCCGGGAGAAGCTCCGGTCCCTGTTGGCTGCCGTCACGTCCCGGGCCCGCGCCGTCGCATCCAGCCCCCGCGGTCCCTCCCCACGGGTAGCCGAGCTGGAGGATGGGGACGGGGATACCGACCCCCATGAGGCGCGCGATGGTTGACCGCGCGGAGATGCGGAAGGTGCTCGGGAACCTGCCCGAGCTGGAGACGCTCAGCGATGCTGAGCTGGTCGTGTTCCAGCAGTGCTTGGACGAGCTGGCCGTCGACGGGAAGTCCCCGTTGGCCGCATCCCTCCTCCTGACCGACTACAAGTGGGAGCCCGTCACCATCGAGCGGTTCCTCGAGGAGCCGTATTACGCTGGCGACCTGACCAAGGACCTGTTCCCCGCGTGCCGCGGTGTCCTGATCGAGACCTTCGACACCGGCCGCCGGCCCACCGAGCTGGTCCTGGCTGGTTCCACAGGATGGGGGAAGACGACCATCCTGGCGCTGAGCTGCCTGTACATGGCCTACCGCCTGACGTGCCTCCGTGACCCCCACGACTACTATGGGCTGATGAAGGGCGCCCCCATCGTTCTCGGCCTGTATTCCGTGAACCTGGACCAGGCGTACGACACCGTCTACGGCAAGGTGCTGAACTGGGTCGACACCGTCCCCTATTTCTCCGAGAAGGCTCCCCGCGTGAAGCGGTTGACGAGCAAGATCAAGTTCGCCCAGTCACCCGTCGAGATCATAGCCGGATCGAAGGAGCTCCACTCCCTCGGCAAGGACCTCTTCTTCGCCGGGATCGACGAGGCCAACTTCATGACGTCGGCCAATGGCGAGATCGATGAGGGCGTGGCCGCTGCCATCTACACCTCGGTCTCGCGACGCCTGAAATCGCGCTTCATGACCAGCACAGGTGAGCCCGCCGGCATGGCCGTCATATCCTCCTCGAAGCGCACCAAGGCCAGCTTCGTCGAGAACCACCTCCGCGAGAATGCCGCCGATGTGGCTACCGGGCTGATCAAGGTGGCGGCGTTCTCCCAGTGGGGGGTGCGCCCGCCGAGCAAGTACACCAAGCCCAAGTTCCGCGTGCAGGTTGGCGACCGCATACACCCTGCGCGCATCCTGCTGGAAGGCGAGGACTCGCGCCCCGGGACCGAGGTCATCACGGTCCCCGGTGAGTACCGTCGCGATTTCGAGCAGGACATCGACAAGGCTCTTCGTGACATCGCCGGCGTGGCCTCCGAGGCCATGGTGCCCCTGCTTCACGACAAGTCGTGTATCGCCAGGTGCGAGGCGCTGACCGCGCATGTGCACCCGTTCACCCGAGAGGTCATCACCATATCGACGGATGACGATGTGGGCATCGAGGCGTATCTGCGCCCCGAGATCATGTTCAAGATCGTCCGCAGCGCCTATCGGATGCGCATCAACCCCGAGGCTGCCCGGTACGTGCACGTCGACACCGCGTTCACCGGGGACTGCCTGGGCATCTCCATGGTGCACATCGCCGGGTTCAAGTCGGTGAAGCGCACCCGCAAGGACGGTACCTGGTACGAGGACCGCGCCCCCATCGTGGTTGTGGACTTCATGCTTCAGGTGAAGCCCCCGCAGGTGGGCGAGATCGACCTTAGCAAGGTCAGGGCGTTCATCTGTTGCCTCCGGGACTATGGCGTGCCCATCTGGAGGGTGACCTACGACGGCCACCAGAGCCGGGACTCCATGCAGATCATGCGCAAGTTGGGATTCGACGCCCTCTTGTACTCCGTGGACCGCACCGATGAGGCGTACCTGTCCCTCAAGCAGGCGCTCATGGAGGAGCGCATCCAGATGTACCACTACCCGGAGTTCGTCCGGGAGGTCAGCGAGCTGGAACGGGACCTGGAGAAGGGGAAGGTCGACCACCCCAGGGTGTCCTCGTCCACCGGCAAGCCCGGGTCCAAGGACGTCAGCGACTCCGTGGCCGGGGCCGTGTTCAACGCCCTGGTGGACAAGCGCCAGGCGGTGACCGGGGTGGTGCGAACGTCGCCCCCTGGGCAGGATAACGTAGCCACAAGGGTCGCGATTCCGGGCGGGACCATGCTATGGTCTGACCTCGAGAAAGAGGTACGCTCGTGAACCGCCGTTTCACAGGAGCTTCCCATGCCCGCTGAGCCAGGTCCTTTCGGTTGGGTCTCCAACCTCATGCGTTGGTCTTCGGCGGACACGATCGTTCGTGGCCAGGGCGGCCCGTTGCCGCCGCCGAAGTCCCGCCAGTTCGACCCCACCGAGCACAACCTCTACCAGGGGTTGGCCGATGGCTGGTTGCACGGCACCGTGGGCGCGGCCCTGTCCTCGTTCTTCAGCGAACCGCGCACCCGCAAGGAGCTGTACGTCCTGTTCGAGAAGATGGACATGACGGACGTCGCAGGCTCGGTGCTGGACTTGTACGCCGAGGACGCCACCCAGCACGATCCCGACACCGGGAGGACCATCTGGGTCGAGGGCACCGACCCCATCGTCCAGGCGTGCGAGGAGATGTTCGTGCGTCTCCAGACCGAGGAGGAGATCGTTGCCCTGACCCGCGACATCGGGAAGTTCGGCGATGACTTCGAGCGTCTGGTCTATCGCAGCGGCCCCGATGGCGGCATCCGCCGCATGCTCTCCGTTCCTCCGATCAACGTCACCCGCAAGGAGGACAAGGAGGCCCGCCTCCTGGGGTACGTGCAGGTCGGGAAGCGCTTCCGGAATGACAATTCCGACACCAGTTACCCCTGGGACTTCTGCCACTTCAGGATGCGCGGCAAGGATCGCAGGTACCCGTACGGGACCTCGATCCTGCACAACGCCATCCGGCCGTGGAAGCAGCTCATCATCCTCGAGGACTGGATGCTGGGTTACCAGGTGAACAAGCACCCCGATCGCAACCTGGTGCTCCTGGACATCGGGACCGCCAGTGACGTCGAGGCCACGGACGTCAGCCGCCGGTTCCGCCAGAAGCTCCGCAGGACCATGATCATCGACCCGGGGGGTACCACGCAGCGCGGGTACATGGGTCAGACGTATGATGCGCACACCCCGCTGGAGGACATGGTCCTCCCCATGCGTCCGGATTCCCAGACCAGGATCGAGAAGCTGTCCGGCAGCGCGAACGCCGTGGACATCGCCCCGATCCACCTGGTGCTCGACAAGTTCTACGCCGCGGTGCGCGTGCCCAAGGCGTTCTTCGGTATCGACTTCACCTCCGGCATGCCGGTGAACATGAAGGCGAGCCTGGTGAACCAGGACGTCCGCTACGCCCGCGGGGTGCGCCGCGTGCAGCGGGCCGTGAAGGCTGGGTATCGCTATCTCTGCGAGCTGAACCTCATGCTCCTGATGTCCCCCGGTGAAGGGGTGATCCAGCCCAATGACGGTCTCGTCAATCAGCTGGATTGGCGCGCGCCTGATCAGGACTTCAAGGTGCAGATGGCCCCCATCAGCTATCTCGAGGAGCTGGAGCGCCTCGAGGTCGAGCAGATGCGCCAGCAGGTGGCACTGGCCATGTTGGAGCTGGGGACGAACAACCCGGCCGTGAACATCGCCGTGTGGACCGAGTACGTGCTTCGCGAGATCTGCCAGGTCCCCGAGGAGCTGCTGGACGAGATCATCCAGAGCGACATGGAGCCCGAGCAGCTCGACCACATGCGGTTCGGGACCAACGCCAATCAGGCCGACTCCATGGATCAGATGGCGGCCAAGCAGGCCCGGGCTTCGGTCGAATCCGCCCGCAAGCTCCACACCCGCGGTGCCATCGATGCTCATCTGAGCAACGGTGAGAAGGACCAGCTGGCCGAGGCCATCAAGAGAAGCAGGAAGTTGCGGGAGTCCATCAGCAGGGCCCGCAGGCTGTTCGACGAGGAGGACCGGCTGCCCGATGTCAGCCCGTGCCCCTCCATGCTCCCCGATCGCAACAATGAGCTGTTCAGGACCGGAAGGTTGGCCGACATGCTCACCGAGGCGGACGTGCAGGAGATGCTGTCCGAAGCGGTGAGGGAAGCCGGCGGGAAACAGGAGGACTGACGTGGCCGAAGGAGTCCAGCTGGATCCGATGCGCAGGACCATCCCCGGTACCGATGGGATGGTCTCCCGCATGGGCACCGGGCAGCTTGGTGCCCAGTGGTACGGTGCCCCCGGAGGTGGCCACACCTCTGGCATCTACATCCTGTCCCTGGAGGTCGTGGAAGCGATGGCGCGTGACTCCGGCCTCTCCCGCGAGGTGTGCGAGAGGGCGCTGCATTCGTTCGGGCGCGTGGCGCAGAACTTCGTCATGTCCGGCAAGATCGTGGGCATCCCGCACATGGGATTCTTGGCGCCAGAGCGCCGGGCCACGGTCCTGAGGACCGCCGATCTCAGCAGGAAGGTGGCTCTTAAGAACCGAAACATGGCCGCGGCCCTGCAGGTGAAGAACGGCCAGACCGTTCTCCGCAATGTGGTCTGCTTCAGGACCACCCGCGCCATGTCCCGGTTGTTCGACGACACCTGCATCCCAGCGCTCCCGTGGAAGCAGTATGTGCGCGCCGAACGGGATCGCATACTCGAAGCGCATAGAGAAAACAGCCCGGTCTACGCAGCCAGCGTCAAAGAGGCTGAACGCAGACGCAGGGCCAAAGCCAAGAAGGAAGCACGTCATGCACCCCAATGAACCGCCGGTTCAGACGCCGAAGGCCCGCCCGGGCCTCCTGGTTGAAGACCGCAACGCCGCCGTCCGCACCCACCAGGATGGGAGCCAGGAGATCGTGAAGGTCCCCTCGCGCCCCGCCGAGGCCGACCGCCAGGGCGTGTCCGAGGCAAGGATTTGACCGGTTCCGGTCGAACCTGGTAGTATATGGCCATGCTGACAGGCGTCAGGATCGGTTTCGGAGAACACGGCCACCTCGTGGGCAAACCCGCGATGATCGGCGTGTTCAACCCTTTCGGCATCGGCCTGGAGCCTTGCGAGGTTCCGCCGCCGGCGGCCGCCGGCGACCTGTTCATCCTCATGGTCCTCGAGCGCACCCTGCCCAACCGCCCCGCCGAGGATCTGGTCGTCCTGTACCGGGCCCTGACCGCAGCCGGATGGAAGGTGCATGTGTGCGCCCGCCCCCTGGTCCAGCTGAGGGATGCCCCGATGGCCTACGATGCCGTCCTGCGCGTCCTGGATGCCGATGACTTCGACCGACCGCCGAATTGCGATGACCGTTACGCATCGATCAGCGTCCATTGCTGGCCCGGCCACGGGGTGATGGAGCACCTCTCGAAGTTGAGGGCCGAGCAGGGGCGATACCTGGTGCTGTCCGGCGAGGATTTCGGATTGGCGAAGGTCTGGCTGCAGAATGCCCCCGAGAGGTCCGCTTGGACGCTGGCCCGGGATTACCCGTTCAACGACACGATGGAGGCTCCCGAGATCGAGGAGCTGTACGTCAGAGGAAGCGCCTGATGGCCCGCAAGTCTGCTGCTCCGCCGGCGATCCGTGGCAAGTACCTCACGGTCCCGGTGGAAGACCTCCAACCCAATCCACGCAACCCCAACCGCCAGTCCAAGCTCGTGAAGGACGCTCTCATCGAGAGCATCCGCCAGCATGGGTTCACGGACCCCATCGTGGCCCGGCGGCTCCCCGGCGGTGAGCTGGAGATCATCGGTGGCGAGCACCGGTGGCGCGCCGCGCAGACGTTGGGGATGACCGAGGTCCCCGTCATCGACATCGGCGACGTCCCCGACTACATGGCCAACCTGCACATGGTGGCGCTCAACGAGCTGAAGGGCACCCACGACCAGGATGCCCTGGCTGCCATCCTGCAGGACGCGAAGGAGCAGGGAGGGGACGCCGCCCTGGTGGTCATCCCCTTCTCCGAGGCGCAGTGGGCTGAGCTGCTGGACGAAGAACCCGTCCCCGTGGATGACGACGCCCCGCCCCCGCCGGCAGGGCCCATGAAGCTGAAGGCGACGGACATCATGGCTGTCCTGGAGCTGTCCGCCTCCGACCAGGCTGCCGTCACGCAGTTCATCGAGGGCGTCCGCCTGTGGGCCCGCACGCGGCCTCCCAAGGCCCCGCCCGCCTGGCAGGGGATACTGGAGCAGCTCGAAGGTTGACCGGTTCCGGGGAACCCGCCTATGATGCGGGCATGCCCACCACATCCCAGGTCTACCTCGCTGTCGACATCCTCGCGACCGTCAATCCGGCCGAGCCGTCATACCACCCCATGCGTGCCGCGGCCCAGCAGGTCGTGGTCGATGCCTTGAAGGAAGGCGGGTGGACCGGCAAGACCGCCTACTGCTCCGAGTACGGGAAGCCCCCGACCTCCGTGGACCCTGAGGCGCAAGAAGCCACCCGGTTCATGGCCGGGTTGACCGCGCTCATGAAGGGCATGGAAGCGGTGGGCAAGACCGCCGAAGACATCGGCAAGTCGGTCAAAGCGTTCGTGGACGACTTCCGCAAATGACCCTCCCCGAGAAGCGCATGGCCTCCTGCCGGCTGGCTGCCAAGGAGGTGTTCGGATTCGACTCCCTCCGGCCATTTCAGGAGAGCGTGCTCGCACCGCTGTGCGAGAAGCGCGACACCCTGGCCGTGACGGCGACCGGGGGTGGCAAGAGCCTGTGCTTCCAGTTGCCCGCCCTGGTGCTGCCCGGGCCCGCCGTCGTGGTGAGCCCGCTGATCAGCCTGATGAAGGACCAGGTGGACAAGCTGCGCGCCTTGGGGGTGCGCGCCTGCCGCATGTCCTCCGACGTGCCCCGCAGCGAGCAGGTGCCGCCCGACGAGATGGCCAGCATGGACCTGATCTACGCCAGCCCCGAGAAGCTGGCCACCCCTGGCTTCCAGAAGGCCCTCAAGGGGGTGCGGCTGGGTATGGTGGCCCTCGATGAGGCTCATGTGGCTGTGACGTGGGGGAAGGACTTCCGGTCCTCCTACGCCCACCTGCGAGGATTCGTGGATCAGCACCCCGAGGCCGTCAGGTTCGCGTGCACCGCCACCGCCGATGACGAGGTGGAGGTCGGCATCCGGTCCATGATGGGTCTCCGCGATCCGCGCCGCGTGGTGACGTCCCCGTGGCGCGACAATATCAACTACATCGTGCGCAAGGAGGCGGGGTTCTCTGAGTTGGTGGACCTCGTGTCCGCCGCTCAGGCCCAACCGGGCTCCCAGATCGTGTACGTGTCCTCCCGGAGGGTGGCCGAGGAGGTGTCCCAGCGCTTGCGGGACTCCGGCTTGGATGCCGGGCACTATCACGCTGGGATGAACCCCGCCATCCGTACCCAGGTACAGAACAGGTTCATGGCCGGCGCTCTGAGGTGCGCCGTGGCGACGAGCGCGTTCGGCATGGGTGTGGACAAGTCCGACATCCGCCTGATCGCGCATTGGCACATGCCGCCGAGCCTGTTCAACTACCTCCAGGAGACCGGGCGCGCTTCTCGCGACGGGCTGCCCGCGACCGCCTGGTTGAACATCGGCAAGGACGCCGAGAAGGTGCACAACTACTTCATCGAGTGCGCCAACCCCGAGCACTACGTGTACCAGCGCATGTGGGGGTTCCTGACCGCGGCCGAGCGCCAGCCCGTCAGGGTGCCCACGGCGATCCTGGCCCGGGCGTCAGGGGTGTCCGAGAGGATGAGCGGGCAGATCGACTCCGCGTTGGCGTTCCTGGAGTACACCGGGCACGTCAAGGTGTCGACCGCTGGGGTGGCCTACGAGCTCCCCATCATCAACAGCAAGGTCGCGGCCTCCGTCGTGAGGACCATCCGCGGTGCGCGCATCAGCCGGGGAGCTGTGCACTACGAGCCGCAGGATGGGGAGCCTGATCACCACATGCGCTTCGTCACCGCCGGTGCGTGCCGGTTCGTCGAGCCCAGCGAGATCGTCAGCGTGGACCTCCTGCGCAGGGACCTGCGCCTCACGCCGAACGAGGTGATGGAGAAGAAAAGGGGGGCCAAGATGAAGCTCCTCATGCTCCACAGGTTCTCCGACTCAGTCGACCGCAAGGGCTTCGTCGAGGCCCTCTTCTCCCAGCGTGAAACGCCGGTTCAGGAAACAGCCAATGTCTGACGACCATAAAGACCTCATAGGGCTCACCATCACCGATGTGCGCGAGATGACCGACGAGGAGGCTGAGGCCATCGGGGTGGATGATGACCGCCGCCCCAATGTCCTCCACCTCAGCAACGGCACCTTCATCTTCGCGCTTCGCGATGACGAGGGGAATGGTTGGGGGGTCATGTTGCACGGAAAGAGGACCGAGGACGGCCTCGATGTGGAGCAGAACTACATATGACGCGCATCAATGCAGGCATCCCCCCGCCCGAGCTGTGCGATCAGCACCTCCTGGCCGAGTACAGGGAGCTGCCACGCATGGTGAAGTTCGCCAGGACCGTGAAGACCGTGCCCGACATGGATTTCTGCCTCAACACGGGGCACATGAAGTCCGTCGTCCGGTATGGAGCGTATCTGGTTGGCAGACACCATCAGCTCATCGTGGAGATGCGTCACCGAGGGTTCGACCCCCGCATGCCTCCGTTGCAGTACACGGACTTCACCAGCCGCTTCTCCTGGTACCCGTCCCAGGCGTGGCTTGCCCTCGCCGTCGTCGAGGTGCAGGCGCGCATAAAGTCCCGTCTCGCCACCATGAAGCGCGTCCCCACCTGGACCAACCGCGTGCGCCCCGATTGGGCGCAGTGACCCTGGAGCACCCATGCAGCTCGTGACCCCTCCCGCACGCCCCACCAGCGCTACCCGCCCCTGGCTGTTCCTGGCCGGCGCCATCGACATGGGTGCCGCCGAGGACTGGCAGACGAAAACGGTGAAGGCGCTGGACGGCTTCTACGGAACCGTCTTCAACCCCCGCCGCCCCGATTGGGATGCGACGTGGAACGCCACCAAGTGCGATCCCCGGATGATGGACCAGATCAACTGGGAGCTGGAGATGATGGATGCCGCGGATCTCATCATGCTGTGGCTGCCTGGCACCAGCAAGGCGCCCATCTCCCTCATGGAGCTCGGGCTCCATGCGCGCTCGGGGAAGCTCATCGTTGGGTGCGAGGAAGGCTTCCACCGGTACGAGAACGTCAGGGTGGTCTGCTACCGCTACCAGGTCCCTTTGTACCATGGCCGCGAGACCCTCCAGCAGGCGGTGTTCGACAGGCTCGCCCGCATCCCGCAGAGGTGACCCATGGCCCGCAAGCCCAAGACCCTCCACATCGTGGCTTTCAAGTTCGCCGGGGCCGGCAACAAGTGGGCTGCCGAGGTGTTCACCGCCAAGAGGCGCGCGAACCGCTGCATGGATGGAAGTCAGTACGGTGTGATCGCGCGTCGCGTGCAGGTCGAGGTTCCGCTGACATGAGGCTGTTCCACGTCCATCCCGCTGCCCTGCCCACGCCCCTGTTGGTGAACCAGCACCGGACCACGCACCTCCTGATGACCTGCATGGTCAACCTGCGGGCGCTGGGCGGGATGGCGCGGTATGACCGTCACGGCGGGTTCGTGGCCTGGATGCACTACCTCAGCGTCCAGGAGATGCTGATGCGTAGCATCGAGCACGACTCCCCGATCATCCCGCTGTGGAACCTCATCCGGCCGCATCAGAAGGAGTTCTCCATCTGGATCCCGCCCAAGGCGTACATCCGGGACCAGTCCGACCTGGCTCGCAAGATCAGGGAGTCCGGCAGCGATGGCGTGCGCATGAACCTGGCGCAGGGCGTGGCCATGTTCCAGAGGGAGCACGAGATGCTGCGAGCCGCCAAGGAGCTCCCGCAGGCTGTTTTGAGTGCGTAGGGTTCTGTGGAACCTTTGACCGGGTGGGGCCGTCCACCGATGATCCGGGACAACCCAAGGAGAGGCCATGAGCCTTACCATCCACAAGTACCGCATACCCAAGCGGCATCAGTTCACCCTCGATCTGCCCCGCGGGGCCACGATCCTCAGCGTCCGGCAGAGCCTCGCTCCGCGGAAGGAAGACGCCCAGATCTTCGAGGTGCGCCTCGAAGGTCCCCAGGACGTCCGCCTCACGGTGGCTGCTGTCGATGAAGCCGCTGCTCGCCAGCGCGTCGTCGATCGCTTCACGCCCTTCGCGCGCCCCGACCTGAATGTCGCCAGCGCGATCCAGTCCGCCCGCCCCCTGTCCACCGATCGCGAAGACTACAGCCAGAACGTCTGCCTGTGGGCCGAGGTCGATCCCGAGGAGCCCAAGGTCGGCGTGACCTTCTACTCCATCCCCACGGGCGGTGAGGTCCCCCGCGGCTGCATCTTCGTCGATACCGTCCTCGCGGACGCGGCCGATGGCAGCGAGGCCGTGTTCCACATCTACATGAATGCCGCCGATCCGGGCGTGTCCGTCAACGGCCGGGAGAACTGACCCGTGACCGTCCGGAAAGCCGCCGCCGCCCCGGTCAAACCGGGGCGCCCCATCACCGTTCGCTCCGTCGAGCCCGTGTTCGAGCTCGGGGACAAGGTGAGGGATCGCGTCACCGGGTATGCCGGTGTCGTCACTGCGCGCATCGAGTACATCTCGGGGTGCGTGCACGTTTCCCTTCAGGCACCCGCCGACAAGGACAACAAGGTCCCCGACGCCCTGTATGTCGACGAGAACCGCTGCGATCTCGTCGAGAAGGCGAAACCCCTCACCGCTGGCCCCGTCGGTGGGCCCGCCAGTCCCGGCCTCGGCCGGGTGATCTGAGGGGCCATGCGACTCATCAAAGCCCCCAATCCACATCCCCCGAAGTACGCGAACACGTTCGTCCTGTCCCTGGAGTTCATGTCCGGGGACGCCGATGCCGACGAGACCAAGGAGTTCGCGGTCACGGAGGCGCAGGCGTTGGCCGCGGCGACCCTCTTGATCGCCATGGAGAAGGCTCCGGAAGGCGGAGGGTGGAATGACTTCAGGCGCCTCGGTAAGGGGTGGAAGGAGCTCCCGAATGCCTGGGTCGTGGACGGCTTCTACAGCTGGAAGGAGAAGACGCCCGTTCCGGATGACCAGCGCTCGTTCATCGAATGGGGCAGGGACGTCACCTGCGAAGGCGAGCGCGCGTCCATGCAGGGGTGGTCCCTGACGTGGTACGACGCCGCCGGTTTGTCTTACAACGTCACCGTCGAGGAATGAATCATGGCCGCTGCCGACATCGTCTACCTCGTGTGTTCGACCGTGGGTGAATCCACGACCTCGAAGCACGGCAACTCGAACAAGTTCCACAAGTGGGTGAAGTCCGGAGGCGGATACACCCACACCTATGGGCGCGTCGGTACCCCCGGCGTATCCCATGAGGTGTCCGAGTCGCAGATGCAGGCCAAGATGCGCGACGCCCTCAAGCATGGGTACACCCAGGTTGAGGTCGCCGCGGATGTCGGCAGCGGAACCGTGAACGGCCCTGCTGTGGCCAAGCAGGATGTTCGCCAGAAGGCGATCGACGAGATCGCTGGAGGGGACAAGGACCTGGCCAAGTTCGTCGCGATGCTGGTGGACAAGAACACCAGGGAGATCACGACCGGCACCACGCTGAAGGTCGACACCTCCACCGGCCTGTTCAAGACCGATGGCGGGGTCATCGTCACCCGCAAGGTGGTGGATGAGGCCCGGGTGTTGCTGGCTCAGATCAAGAAGCTCGTGGCGCTGCCCGGCACGAAGGACCAGGATCAGGTCGCGTGCGACTACATGATGCGCATCCCTACCGACATCGGCAGGAATCGGCCCACGTTCAGGAACGTGTTCCCCGATCAGGCTGCCGTGGACAAGCAGGAGCAGATCCTCGACGCCCTCCTCGGTTCGTTGGACATGCTGGCCAAGCCGGCCGCTGCTCCCGACGCCCCGAAGGTGGCGGCCAAGAAGGTCTGGTCCGTGACCATGGTGCCCACCGATGCCGCTGAGCTGAAGCGCATCACCGCCAAGTTCCTCAGCACCTTCAACCGCACCCACGCCTGTTCCGCCGCCGGGTTGAAGCCCCAGCGTGCGTGGACCCTCAGCATCGCCCACATGGATGCGGCCTTCGAGCTCGACGGCAAGAAGGTGGGCGGTGTCCAGGAGCTCTGGCACGGTACCCGCGTGGGCAACCTCCTGTCCATCTTCGCCCGCGGACTCATCATCCCGCCGTGGGCCGACGCAGGGAGGATGTACGGCGATGGCATCTACTTTTCTGACCAGTCGACTAAGAGCCTCAACTACGCCTACGGCTATTGGGGCGGGGGGTCTCGCGATAACAACTGCTTCATGCTCCTCAATGACGTGGCCATGGGGAAGCCCTACATACCGCGCGGTTGCGGATCGTGGAAGGCTGCCCCCGATGGCTGCGACTCCACTTTTGCCAAGGCCGGGCAGTCAGGAGTCCAGAACAACGAGATGATCGTGTACCGCGCTTCGCAGTGCAAGGTCACCAGGCTGGTCGAGTTCGCGCCGTGAGCGATGACGCCATCAAGATCATTTGCTCCACCGTGGTGACGATCGTCGTCATCCTGGCTCTATTCACCGAAGTGTTCGACAAGAGGAAGAAATGACCCGCGCGCTCATGTGGACCTGGATCCTCTGCCTTCTCCTTTGTGGGTGCGACGCCTCCATGGAGACGGTCGTC